TACGTGGCCACCCGCGCCGCCCAATGGGGCGCCGACCAGGAACTGGAGGCGTGTTGTGAGTGGACCCAGGGGTATGCGGAATGCGGTGACTCACTCCGCGCCGTCAGACGCCCCAAGCCGCCGAGCTTGAAGGAGCAGGCGCTGGAAATCTTGCAAAGGCTTTCTAAATATCAAGAAGATTCTGATTGGGACACTATCCGCCGCGCACTGGAGGCGCTACCTGAATGACTGAGCCTCTCTCCCCCGCCGCGCAGGCGGTGCTGGATGCCATGTATGGAATCAACATGGATTTCAACGGTGAGAACTCCGCCCTTGCCGCCGCCGCCCTGCTGGCTGCTGCTGATCAGGTGGTGCCGAAGCCAGACGACATCGACAAGGGATCGCTATCACTTGCCGCCATTCGCAATCGTTGCAAAGTGCGCGATCAACTACTCGCCATCGCCGCCGAGCTGGAGGGTGGCGATGACTGACACCCTGCTCACCATCACCCTCCTGCTCGCCCTAGGCGCAGCGGTTGAGCTGTGCATCAAGGTGACCTTCGTGCGCCTGCTGCCCTTGCTGCTGAGGTTGCCGTTTAGCCAGAAGGGCAACTTGTGATTACCTTCACCGTCGCCGGCATGGCACCGCAACCGCAGGGCAGCAAACGCCACGTAGGCAACGGTGTGATGGTCGAATCCTGCAAGAACCTCAAGCCCTGGCGTTACCTCGTCCAGCAGGCCGCCATTGCCGTCAATCACCCCACCATCACCGGCCCCGTCTCCCTCTCCTGCGTTTTCCTCTTCCCCCGTCCCAAGTCGCACTACACCGCCAAAGGCACCCTCAAGCCCTCAGCGCCAACCTTTCACAGCGTCAAACCCGATGGCAGCAAATGCCTCCGCTCTACTGAAGATGCTCTTGTCGATGCTGGCCTCCTTCAAGACGACGCACGCATCGCCATCAGCTCCTTCACCAAGCGCTACACCGTCGCCGCAGAGCACCCCGGCGCCCTCATCACCATCATCCCCCTCGCGGCAACCTAACCACAACGCCACGACCATGGAACCATGGAGCATCGTCGCTAATCACCCCTTCGATGGGGATCCCTTCGGCCTGGTCATTGATCTGCCCGAGCTGACCATGGCCGATGCTGAGCACGTCGCCATCAACCTCCTCGGCTCCTTTCAGCTGACCGGTGCCTACGTTCCCTCTTCCCTAACTCATCCCCTGCAAGGGCAGTACCTCTTCCTCTACCGCGTTGCGCCAGAGCGCATCAACCGCATGGCCACCGTCTGGGCTGAAAACCTGGATGATGCCGAGCTGCGTCTCAACATCCTCGCGGCTGACGGTATCCTCCTGATGCCCGCTTCCGGTTAAACTCCGGCCATGGCAAATATCTCAGATCTCAAGTTTGACCATAAGAATGCGCGAAAGCGCACTGATAGCTCGTCGCGTCTAATCCAAGAATCTCTGCAGCGTTACGGCGCAGCACGCTCCATCGTCATCGACGAGGACAACCGCATCCTTGCCGGCAACGGCACCATCGAAGGGGCCAAGGCACTAGGACTAACGAAGCTCAAGGTCGTTGAGGCCTCCGGCGACGAGATCATTGCCGTCCGCCGCTCAGGTCTTTCCGAAGACGACAAGGTAGGCCTAGCCCTCGCAGACAACCGTGCCGCTGAACTCTCGGACTGGGATGTCGAGATGCTGCAGCAGCTCAGCGAAGAACACGACATTGCCCCCTGGTTTGACCAGGAAGACTTAGAGGCCCTACTGCAGGACGCTGAGCAGCTCGACCCCGGCGAGGGCAAGACCGACCCCGACGACGTTCCCGAGCCCCCAGCTGACCCCATCACCAAGCCCGGTGACCTCTGGATCCTTGGCAACCATCGCCTTCTCTGCGGTGACAGCAACGACACCCTCGCCGTTAATCGCCTTCTTGAAGGCAAGCGTCCAGACGCCATCTTTACTGACCCCCCCTATGGAATCGGCATCGACGGGCATGTTCAATTCACAAGCAAAACCAACTCAAAGCAAAATCGCAAAGCTCACGCCTTCAAGGGTTGGGACGCTGATCGACCCGCAGCGGAGATCTTTGGCTTGATCCATGGCTATCAAGTCCCTACCGCTATCTTTGGGGCTAATTACTTCACGGACTTGCTGCCGCCAAGCAAAGGGTGGATTTTTTGGGGCAAAGGGCAAGATGGAATGCTTGACGCCTCTGATGGCGAGCTTGCTTGGACAAATCTTGAAAAGGCAATCAGGGTCGTAACCGTAAACAGGGCCGCTCTGAACAAAGACGGAGCAGTGCATCCCACTCAAAAGCCCACAGAAGTCGTCGCCTTTTCCCTTGAATACATAGAAGCAGGCAAAGTCGTCCTCGACCTCTTCGGTGGCTCAGGCACAACTCTTATCGTCTGCGAGCAGACAGGCCGTAGCGCACGTGTCATGGAACTTGACCCCACCTACTGCGACGTCATCGTCAAGCGCTGGGAAGACTTCACCGGTAACACCGCTGTCTGTATCCCATCAGACGCTCACTTCACGGAGTCCCAGGAGGCCGCCTGATGGCAGCGCCTCGAAGCACAAAGCAAGAAACTATCGACCGCGCTAACCGCTTTGCTCGCATCATCGCAACAGGTGGCCGTAGGTCGGACTGCATTCGGTTTGCAGCGGAAAACTGGGGGGTTAGCTCACGCACCTGCGACACCTACCTGCAAATCGCCCGCGAGCAGCTCAAGGCTGACTGGGACATCGAGCGGCCTCAGATGATTGCCGACCTCCTCTCCCAGTGCTCCACGCTGCAGCTGGAAGCACGCCGCGCTGGGCAGTACCACATCGCGCTCGGTGCCATCAACACGGCTGCCAAGCTGGCCAAGCTCTGCTCGTGAACATCCTTGAGGATCGACCTGGGCATGTGCTGTTTGGTGATGGCACAGCTTCCACGGCACCCTCAGCGGCTGATGCCCTAGCCCGCGTCCGCGCCAGCCTCCTCCCCCATCAACTCGCCTTCTGCGATGACATCACCCACCGCAAGATTGGCCTGGTCTGCGGCTTCGGTGCTGGCAAAACCCACGGCCTGGTCGCCAAGGCCGTCACCCTGGCCGCGCAGAACATCGGCTATGCCTCAGCCCTGTTTGAACCCGTCGCGCCCATGTTGCGCGACATCCTGGAGCGCACCTTTGACGACCTGCTGACCGAGTGGGAAATCCCTTTCACCTTCCGCGTTAGCCCGCTCCCTGAATACACCCTCACCTTTGCCGAGGGGCAGCACACGATCCTGCTGCGCACCATGGAAACCTGGAACCGCATTCGGGGCCAGAACCTCTGCGCGATCGGCTTTGACGAGGCCGACACCGCCCCGCAACGTGTCGCCGAGAACGCAGCCCGCATGGCCCTGGCCCGTCTGCGTGCTGGCCACGTCCGCCAGTTCTATGCCGCCACCACACCAGAGGGCTTCGGCTGGGCCTACCAAACCTTCAAGCGCGATGCCAAAGACGACACCCGCCTGATTCAGGCCCGCACCGCAGACAACCCGCACCTGCCCGATGACTTCATCCCCAGCCTGATTGCCAACTACCCGGCCAACCTGATCCAGGCTTACCTCAACGGCGAGTTTGTCTCGCTGACCACCGGCACGGTCTACGACCGCTTCAACCGCAACCGCCATGTGGTGCCCATCGCCATCGAGGATGACGAGACGATCCTGATGGGCTGCGACTTCAACGTCGGTAACACCAATGCGGTGCTGGGTGTGCGCCGTGGCCGCGAGCTGTTCATCGTTGACGAGATCGCCGCCGCTCACGACACCGACGCATTGGGCAAGGAGCTGCGCCGCCGTCACCCCCAGGCGCGGGTGCTCGGCTACCCGGATGCCTCAGGCCGCAATCGCAGCACCAACAGCAGCCGCAGCGACATCGCCATTCTGCAGAGCTACGACATCAGCAACATGGCCCCGGCAGCTAACCCGCCCATCCGCGATCGGGTGGCTTCGGTGCAGGCGCTGCTGGAGAACGGCAACGGCGAAACCCGCCTGTGGATTGATCCGCGCTGCCGCAAGCTCATCGAGTGCCTGGAACTCCAGAGCTACACCGACAAAGGTGAGCCCGACAAGCAGGCTGGCTACGACCACATGGTTGATGGACTGGGCTACATGTGCCACCGCCTGTTTGAGGTGGGTCGGCCAACGGCCGGGCGTGCTGTGCGCGGCGTGCGGCTCTACTAGCTCGACATAGCGGAGCCTATGGGCTAGTGTTCGGTAGTCGGAAGCGATGGGCAGCGCCCACCACCGACCACCACTGCATTGACCCCATGACCACCATCACTTGCGCAGCC